GACCAATCCCTTCAAGTTCTCTTCAGAGAAGTTTACAAGGATACCTGAATCAATCTTACCAGTAGCACTATAACGTTGCAACTCATTCAATACCCTGCGCCAGTCTGGAAAGAACTTTGTTATTACCTCAACAACAGCTTTCTGATCATACGTGATACCTTCACCGTCAAGTATACTACAAACACGCTTATAGAACTGAGAAGCCATCTTTGGCTTATCTTCTTTATCTATCTTGAATTCTATAACTGAACAACGAGAATGCAAAGGCTCAATAATTCGATTCTTGAAATTACAAGTAAGAATGAATCCGCAGTTCTTTGAATACTCTTCCATGAAGTTACGAAGAGCAGGCTGTGTAGAATTTGGATTGAGGTAATCAGCCTCATCAAGAATAACATACTTACGACCACCAGAAAACGAGACAGAGGACGCAAAGTCTCTAATCTCGTTTCTCAGTGTATCAATGTTGCCGTTCATCGATCCATTGATAATAACATAATCACATTGTAACTCTTCTAACATAGCACGAGCGACTGTTGTCTTACCAACACCCGCGCGGCCAGTCAGAAGCAAGTTTGGAACATTCTTTTGATCTACAAACTGTTGGAACGTAGCTTTAAGAGATGCAGGAAGAACGGCACTTTCAATTGTTCTGGGTCTATACTTCTCAACCCAGAGAAAATCATCACGAATCATAATAACCTCAATTATCCAACGTAAGTTGAATTCTGCTCACATACAATCCAGTATTCTACATCAGACCCTCTGAAATGGCAAAGCCCTTGTGGTGATATTTTAAGGACATATTCCTCGTTCATAATCTTAAGGTTATCAGCCTTCATGATCATCTTAAATGTCTTGATAGTCTCTCCAACAACAATAGAAAAACTATTGCTGAGTGTCTGGTCATTTGGATTCTTTGGCTTGGTATCCAAAGCTTCAATAGAGAAGTTACCGTCCTTACCAACAAAAGCAATCTCTGGCAATTGCAGTACGCCGACTGCTTTCATCAGTGATTGCAACGTTGCAGATGGTAGGACCTTTTCTACAGCATCAGACGGAATATCAACCATCTTCTTAGGTGGTTGCGTAATCATTTCAGGAAGACAGTATACGTAATCCAGTTTAGTTTTTCCACTCTTAATTGTAATGTACTTCTCGTTGATCTCGAGATCAGGATCATCGAATAGAGAAAGTACCCCTAAAAACCTTGGCAAATCCCAAATTGCAAACTGTTGCGGAATTGTCTCCGCAATGTTTGCTTTCGCTACCATAGTTTTCAGGGGTGAAATAGTCTTCAATTCATTACCAGGAGCAAAGATCAACGATTGATTAATCTGAGCAAAGCTCTTCAAAATCTGAATCGTTCTTGCGCTTAGTTTCATAATATATTATCTCTCTTATTTCGATTTCTTGTGTTTCAGCTTCGACTGGTCAGCTGTTGCTGATGCACCAATCGATGCCAAGTCGGCAAGTGAGCCACCGAAGATGTAGCTACCAACGTGTTGCAATTGCATCCATGGACAGAAGAATACTTTCGCACCCATCTTTTGAACATTGTAGCAGAACATATAGTCCTCAGACAAGTAACGCTTGGAAGCTACCTTCTCTACATCTCTCATCTGTTTGGCACGGGCTTGCAACTCTGTAGAGTCCCCACCAGCTGCAACATCGTCCAACAACTTGAACATATCTTCATGACCGTAACCACGATCGATAACACAATCGAAGTATGCCATGATCTCACGAGTACCGTCGAAGTGCTCTGTGCGAACGTGATCAGGCTTGTACCACAGATGTGGGAATGCCTTTTGATAGTCTTCGAATGTCTTACGACGAACCATCATGAAGCCAGTACCAATTTCCAATACCTCTACTGGTTGGTTGAGAGGAATCTCGCGTTGTGTTGTCTTAGGATTGAACACATAATCTCCAACATACTTTTCAAGGTTGTTGGGATTCTCATCAGCCATTCCTTTATCAACGGCTTGTTTGATCTTTTCCCATGAAATACATTTCTTAGGATATGGACCACCAATAACATCATACTCACTCTCATCATTCTGCATTGCCAACAAAGCAATAACGTCTTGTGGATTGAAACCGATATCACTATCAATAAACATCAAATGGGTGGCACCTGAGCGCATGAACTCGTCAACGCAGTAGTTACGAGCCCGTGTAACTAATGATTCGTTGAACAAAAAGAACAGTTGCAGAGGAATACCATGCTTCGTACAGATTGCTGACAAGTCAGCCACCGAGCGAGTAAACATACCTGCGCACTGGCCACCGTACATCGGGACAGCCAGGAACAACTTACGTTTCTGTAACTCTTCAATACTTACCTGCAATTTAAAACCTTCTGACATACTCACTCCTTAATATATTTTTTATCATGCTCACTATTCAAACCATATGACCCGTTGTAAAGGGTCAATGCTTCTGCTTTAAACAATAGGAACTGAGCAACACGAGTCCCTTTTTGAATCCTAACTGGGCCACCACGAACATGCATTGCACCAGCCATTACACCGTTGTAGCCAGAGTCATACAGTCCGGATGTAATGAATACACCGTTACGGTTCAGAGTTGATCTGGTAATTACCCATCCAGCCTCGTCTGCACCAACCGTTACAAGGTTCTCCATCACTACTTCGTATGTACCTTCTTCTAGGTAATACCAATCTAAAACTGGTGCAATTTCTGTTGTTCCTCTGTGCCTCTTACCTTCTTCGCTAAGCTCAAACAATGTATTGTTGATTGCAAACACCTTACCAAGTCTCAGGTCAATCGCATTAGGTTGACTATCGCCGTCTTGTACAGCTGTTAATCTAGAGTTTGACCTCTCTCCTAGAATGTGGATCATTGTTGTTCACCCTTCTGTATACTGTCCTCAGCATACATCATTAAAATAATATAGTGCATGGCTTTCAATAGGTCTTTCTTGTTGTTACCATCTTTCTTTCCATACCGGCAAAGATACTTGATAGCAGTATCTCTTGCAGTTGTATCAAGAGAGTCCATTGATTGCCAGATATCAATTACTTGAATATCTTTAGCGACATAATGTTGACCATATGTTTGATCAACATAGTCCGTCAACTCTTTTAGATATTTTGCTTCGTTATATCGATATTTCATAGAGCATCTTCTTCAGTAACAAACCAGTCCTCATTGCGAGTGACTTCTGGTAAATAGAGGAGCATTAGTTCGTCTATTGTCTCTTTATTTGTCTTTGCAGTCAACGCTTTCTGTATGTTACCAGCATAATTAAAGTCAACTTCTTCCTCGTACTTCCCTTCCAAGATACCCGTAGGAGAAGCATCGAACATCTTACCAGCATGAAGACCATACCAAATAGCTGCACTGCTATCCCACGTATCGATATACTCAGCAAACTGAGACATCAAACGAATCTCATTAGGACCATCCAACATACCAAGCAAGTGAATCTTCTTACCGTTCATCTTAGCAGTATCAAGGATACCAGAGTCCTGTAGATCTTGCATGAACATAAACCGACTAACAAACCGTTGCAGCTTGTTACCCTTCTCTACTCCGTACGCATTTGGAATTGAGAGAATTGACACACCAATGTAGTCAACCAAAGAAGACTGAGCTGCCCAGTTGAATCCAGTAAACAAATCTTCTGCATCACCAATCTTAGACTGAGGACAGAAAAAAGTACCGAATCCTTTTTCCTTCAAAAGAGGAGCCATGATCTCTGCTGCATTGATTGTCTTGGCACCCTTTTCGTTAGGGTAGTCGGACATAACAACATAGTCAGCTTTGATTCGCTGAGCCATTGTAATCAACTGGACAGAGTCATACATTGGACGACCTTGCTTATACATCTCAAATGCAGAGTTGTCAAGTATAACTGTCGATCCGTTTTCTTTTTCTTTTAGGTAGAAGTTTGTATACAGGTCGCTAGTCTCAACAAGGTGAGCTAGCGCCAGGTGTGCTGGTGCACCGGATACGAGATCGAGATGGGGGATGGGGGCGATGTGACAAAAGTTAGCCATATTTATTTCCAATCATCATACACATTATCAAAGTAAACTCGGCAACCGTTCTCACCATCTTCACTGACCTCAATACGAATATCACGTCTTGGATAAGTCTCTTTGATGTATACAGCAAGTTCATTTGCCAACATCTCACATGACATATGGTTGAGTTGCAGGGTGCCTTTATTATATAGGCTTTCCAACTCACGTTTCAATAAAATAAATTCAACATCTCGGTCATCATGAAACACTTCTAATTCCACTCTGAAATGGAAGATATGGCGGTGTTCATTACCCAGGAATGATACTGCAGCAAGCTTCGGATCTGTAGCTGCTGCAGGGTACTTGTGGATTCCTTCTTTCTGGAAGGTGACCCAAATAAATGATTTAGTCATTTATCCAACCTTTCTTTTGTTTATAAAGTTTAGTTTGTGACGTGTTGTAACCTCAAACAAACCTTCCCGAAGATGGCCGTTATCTCGCAACCACTTAATCATGTCTTCGCGAGCATACCAGGCAATCCATCCTGTTTCAACACATACGTGGCAAATGCGATCGCTTGTTTTATTAGCTGCACGCAACCAACCATCATTCTTTGTTTCCACGTAGAATGTTCCGTACTTGTTCATATTTGACTTAACGTCTATGGAATAGAAGTTCTTCCAGCCTGGTTTCTTGATCTCAATATCAATACCATGCTTTTGGCTTTGGAAGTCTGACTCACGGTCAATAACATCATATCCCCATCCAGCAAAAGCTTCGATCACAAGCAGTTCAGCTTGGCGTGCTTTTTGTACTCCGTCACCGTACGCCTCAACGAGTGTAGGTGTCCACTTCTTTGTCAATCGTTGCATATCAATCTCCATAATAAAAAAAAGCCAGCCCAATCAAAAGAGGGCTGGCATATTCAGTTCACCAAATTAGGCAAATACTTGTGTACCACCCAATGCGTATGCCATTGCAACCATACGCTTAGAAGGAGTACCAAGACGGTAAGCTGTCTTACCATTTTTAGTCTTGTTAGTGTAGATAGAGTAGCCACGTTCACGCAACTCAGCAACGCGTGCTGACAAGTTGGTAACACCAAACAAACCTGCGGCTTGACGGTGTGTAATCTCTTTACCAGAGTTGAAGAAGCCAATCAATTTATCATGCTGTGTCATACTAATTCCTTTAAAAGTTAAAAATCAAATCACCGGATCGCCGTCTCGTAAGTAGAGATTAGATGCTAAGAAGTCGAGACGAGTAGATGAGGTAGTGGTGTTAACCTCATCAATGAACTGCTGGATTTTATCCTTGTGTTGAAACTGATCCAATAAGACGAGCATTGCACTCTTCTTAGCTTCAATACTTTTTGCAGCCCATACTTCTTTAGCAAATGTTGATAAATCTCTCATTCCACTATTATAATTAAACCAAGTTGCAAAGTCAACACTTTAACGCTTGCATCTTAATATTAGAGAAGAACTCTTGCTTAACACTGTCGTTATGGAATAGACCGTGAACAACAGATGTCTGAGTCATAGAAGAGTGAGCCATTACACCACGGTTATCCATACACCCATGTGTTGCTTCAATATAGACAGCAACGTTTTCTGTATCAGTTGCCTTCATAATCTCACGTGCAATCTGGTTAACAAGTTCTTCTTGCAACTGACCACGACGACTGCACCACTGAGCAATACGGACATACTTGGAGAGACCAATAACTCGGCCTGTAGGAATGATACCAATATAGCAAACACCCTTGACAGGCTGGTGATGATGAGAACACATAGAGCGAAGCTCAGCACGTGCAACTAACATTCCCTCAAATCGGTTCTCACCCTCATTAGGAAAAGATGTAGTATTAGGAGCTGGCTCGAATCTACCTGACATCAACTCATATACATACATCTTAGCAAGTCGCTTAGCTGTATCTTTAGAGTTAGGGTCGTTGTCTGTGTCAATCAATAATGAACTAAGGACACCTTGAAACTTGTCAGTAAGCTCTTTGATTAGCTCTGGCTTAGATTCTTCTGGAAGGTACTTAGAAATATTATCACAAGCGAAGAATCTATGGCCATCTGCTTTCATCTTCTCACGTATTGCATCAGACAAGTATTTACTCATTATTATCCTTATTTAAGTTAAACCGATGCCCACACTCTACTATGTTTAGGAATAAAGTTCAACAAGAATTTCATCTGGTCTGCTAAAATATTTCTGTTTTGTAGTACGAGTGCCTCAGCTCTATCAGGGACGTACGGAACATAAGCAAGAAGCATATTGGCTTCTTCTGGTGTTCTATCATCCTTTTTGCCGTTGCATTTTTTACATGCTGTCACACAGTTCATCCAAGAGGTTGGGCCACCTCTAGATTCTGGATGGATGTGGTCTTTTGTCAACTCAGTATCACCAAATGTCTTGATGCAATACGCACAAGTGTGCAAGTCTCTTCTAAACAGGTTTCTGTTAGAAAATACTGGAGTTCTTTTTTCGTATTTGAATTTAGACTTGAGAGCAATGATTGAAGAGACTTCAACATGGGACTGCTCACCGGTG